CATCTGTTTGGTCAGAAGCAAGTTGGTTTAGCGTAAAGGAGGCTGAATAGATGGCAATTTCACGCGCACAACTAGCTAAAGAACTTGAGCCCGGCTTAAACGCTTTGTTTGGCATGGAGTATGATCGTTACGAAAACGAACATGCAGAAATCTTTGATACTGAATCTTCAGATCGTGCATTTGAAGAAGAAGTAATGATCGTCGGTTTTGGCAATGCATCCACTAAGGATGAAGGTCAAGGCGTACAGTACGATAGCGCAAGCGAAGGTTTCACCGCTCGTTACACTCACGAAACTATAGCCCTTGCATTCTCCCTTACGGAAGAAGCAGTGGAAGATAATTTGTATGACCGCCTTGGCGCTCGATATACAAAGGCTCTTGCACGAAGCATGGCCCACACTAAGCAAGTAAAAGCTGCAAACGTATTGAACAATGCGTTTAACGCAAACTTTGCTGGAGGTGACGGTGTATCTTTAATCAACACTGCACACCCTCTCTCTAATGGTGGAACTATTGCTAACCGGGCGGTAACACAGGCGGATCTTAACGAAACGTCACTGGAAAACGCTTTGATCAACATCTCAACTTTCGTTGATGATCGAAACATGATCTTGGCCCTTCGGGGAACCAAGTTGATTGTTCCGCCTCAACTTCAGTTTGTTGCTGATAGGCTGCTCGATACCCCAGGAAGAGTTGGAACGGCAGATAATGACATTAACGCAATCAAGAATATGGGACTGTTGCCAGAAGGCTACTCAGTCAACCATTTCTTGACGGATACTGATGCATTCTTCCTGATGACTGACTGTCCCGATGGGTTTAAGCATTTTGAAAGAACTCCGATTACCACTTCTATGGAAGGTGATTTCGATACAGGTAATGTTCGCTACAAAGCTAGAGAGCGTTACTCCTTCGGATTCAGCAACCCAAGATGTGTCTTCGGATCTCAAGGCGCTTAAAAGGTTTCACATGAAACCATGAAGAAGGGGGCATATCTTGCCCCCTTCTTTTTTATGTAGTATAAATACCCTATCCCTGACAGGTGCAATACCGCGCCTGACATTAGCCTAGACAGGAGATACACATGGCGAATACAACTTTTAGCGGTCCCGTCCGTTCCGAAAACGGTTTTGAAACCGTATCTAAAAATGCAGCTACTGGTACGATTACCATTACCAGCGGCAACAAAATGATTAATGAAGCTGAAGGCGGTGCTGGTATAGAAGGCGCAGCAGCAGTTTACGTTACTCAGGTTGAGCGTTTTAAAAGCGATACTGCTACCAACGTAAACATTGTTAAGACTACTATTCTTATTGATCTAACCGGCCTTACAAAAAGTTCTACTGTTGGAGACATTATTGGTAGGGATGGTGCGGGTGTTGCTTACTTTGCGCGTGTTACTACCGCAGACCAAGGTGTAATCTTTGGCATTCAAATGACCTGTCTTGAGGTTCCTTCCGCAGGTAACGGCGATATTGATATCTTCTCTGCTACAGAAGGTACAGGCGTAGAAGATACAGCTATTGGGAGTCTTACAGAGTCTCAGATTACTAACGGCGGTGCATTGGTTGCTGGAAGTATGGTGGCTGGCGGTGCAATAGCCGCTGATCAGTTCCTGTACTTAGTTAACGCACAAGGTGCTGGCGCAGGTACTTATACTGGCGGTAGGCTTCTTATCGAAATTACTGGACATGACGTAGCTACATAAATAAGGGGGTAGATTATGTCTTCTGACATTCAATCAACATTTATATCTTCAGCGGTAGCTAATGCAACGGTAATATCGGCAGCGGCAGGTGTAGCTAATAACGCTGCACTTGTGCTGACGGCTAGTCCTTACATCCAAGATGCTGCAAGAAAGATTACCATAACTTCGGCTGGGAATGATTCTGGCATATCGTTTACCGTTGTAGGCATAGACTCGACAAATGTAGCAGTTACTGAGACTGTTGCAGGGATAAACGCTGGAGCAGCTACTAGTGCTAATCATTATAGTTCAGTTACTTCTATTACAGCCGTAGGTGATCCTGCTGGTAATGTAAGCGCAGGCACTTCAAACGATATAAATGCTCCTATATTTAGGGGAAGGTTTCGTTTGAAAGGCATGTATGCAGTGAACACTGCAACCGCTGGAACTGTTACTTTTCGAGAAACTAATACGACAGGCGTTATTCGGTTACAGTTTAATACGCTAGGCTCTGCTTCAAGTTCAGAATATCCTGATATACCAGATGATGGGATATTGTTTCTTGAAGGCGGATACTTAGATTATTCTGCAGTCCATATGTCTTCTATAACTTTGTTCTATGCATAAGAACTACTAGACGGAAACTAAGCAATGGCCACATCAGGAACTAGAGACTTTGAGCCAGATGTTGCGGAATACATTGAAGAGGCATTTGAAAGATGCGGCTTAGAATTCCGCACAGGTTATGACGGGGTTACCGCAAGGCGATCCCTTAACCTTCTGCTTGCTGATTGGTCAAACAGGGGGCTTAACCAGTGGACTGTTACAAACACAGAAACCATACTGACCGAAGCCGATCAGTTTATTGACTTGTCTAACAGTACAATTGACGTTCTTGATGTTCTTTTAAGAAGAACTTCTGGAAGTACAACTACTGATATAGCAATGCAACAAGTAGGTAGATCTGAGTATTGGAATATTCCAAGCAAGGATACTAAAGCTCGTCCTACCCAGTGGTTTCTAGATAAGCAAATTACCCCTAGATTATATATTTGGCCTGCGTCACAAAACAGTACGGACAAATTAGTTATTAATAGGTTGGTAAGAATTGAAGACGCAAATGCAAGCGTCAATACAACAGACATGCCCTTTAGGTTTTATCCGTGTCTAGCTGCAGGCTTGGCATATTACATTGGGTTGAAAAAAGCGCCAGACAGAGTGTCAATGTTAAAAGGTATTTATGAAGAAGAGTTTCAACGAGCAGCAGACCAAGACGCTGGCACAACTTCTTTAAAAATAACCCCAGGCCTCTTTTCTATTAGGAGAGCCTGATGGCATATGCGGCTGGCAAATATGCTCTTGCCATATGCGATAGATGTGGCTTTGAAAAAAAGTATTCTAAGTTAATAAAGGAATGGACCGGGTTCATGGTCTGTTCCGAATGCTATGAGCCAAAAAGCCCACAGCTAATGACTCCTAGAAATGTCTCAGATCCTGAGGCTTTAAAAAATCCTCGGCCTCCAACAAATGTAGAAGAGCAGCGAGATATTCAATATGGCTTTGACCCAGTTGGGTTTATGGGTGACGAAGCTTTAACGCCAAATCCGTTGCGCGGTAATGGGCAAGTTGGTGAGGTGACAGTAACATGAGCTTTACATATGCAACTTTAAAAACAGCAATTCAAAATTACTGTGAAACAACAGAAGCTACTTTTGTATCTACGCTTCCCACCTTTGTAAAAGAAGCAGAAGAAAGAATACTAAAGAATGTTGAAATGCCAGTATTCAGAAAGAATCAAACTGGCACGATTAGCAATGGAAATATTTACTTAAAGACACCGGATGATTTTTTATCGCCTTACAGCCTAGCAGTATCATCTAACGATATTTACTCATACTTATTGTTTAAGCATGTTTCTTTTATTAGGGACTATTCTCCAAATCCAGATACTACTGGGTTGCCTAAATACTACGCTATGTTTGATGATGAAAACTTCATCATGGCTCCATCTGCCAATGGCACATATACCGTCGAGCTACATTATAAATACCGACCAGCATCATTATCTGCTGGAGCAGATAGCGGAACAACTTGGCTATCAACTAATGCGCCAGACGCTTTGCTTTACGGATCTTTAGTAGAAGCTGCAACATTCTTAAAGATACCTGATGAGGTTGCTCTTTATCAGCAAAGATTTGATATGGCTATACAAGGCTTAAAGAAGCTTGGAGAAGGGTATGGAGCTAGGGATGAATTTAGATATGATATTGCTAGGGGATAGATATGTTTGATATGGAAGTAAAGATGTCCCCTGGGGACATTAGCGTTCAGACAACATCTGAAAGAGGTCATACTCCAGAAGAGTTGTCAGCTAACGCTGTAGCTAAGATAATTAATATATCTGAAACTGCAGACCCGATTATAAAACATCAGGCTGAAGCGTTTAGAGAAAGAATGTTTTATGTAATTGTTCACGCTTTAAATCAAGGTATTAAAAGCGACAGAACTACACTTTATAATGAATTTAAAAAACAAGGTCACGATGATGTGGCTGAAATACTGAGGAAACTCTAATGGCTATTACTCAAGCAATGTCTACGTCCTTTAAGAAGGAGCTTCTTCAGGGAGTACATAACTTTACAAGCGGATCTGGAGGGGGAACTACTACTTCTACAGGTTCTGGAAATACATTTAAGCTTGCTCTATATACTAGTAGCGCATCTCTTGGCGCAGCAACCGCTGTATTTACTACAAGCAATCAAGTGTCTGGCACAGGATACAGTAGCGGAGGGGCCAATTTAACCAACGTAACTCCAGTTGCATCTGGCACTACTGCGCTGACAGACTTTTCTGACTTGACGTTTTCAAGCTCAAGCATTACGGCAAGAGGCGCAATGATATATAACTCCTCTACCACGGCGGGAACTGCAAATCGAACTGTGTTAATTCTAAATTTTGGATCAGATAAAGTTTCAGACTCAGGAGACTTTACAATATCTTTTCCAACAGCAGATGCCAGCAGCGCGATAATTAGGATTGCCTAAAGATGGCTAATGTAACCATATCGTTTGGAGGCTATAACAGCATAACCCAAACGTACAATGTAGGTGGTTACAATCAGGATGTAGCTTTTCCTGCTCTCGCAAGTGCTGTAGGGTCTACTAGCTACATAGGCGATATCACTGTAAATGTTACGGGAGTATCTGCCGGTGCAACTGCAGGTAATACTTCGGAAGATGCTGGAGGCGGAATATCCATAGGTGTTACGGGTCTTGAATTAACAGGATTAGATGGAGGGGTAAACCTGTGGAGTCCAGTTAACCCAGGAATAAATACTACTTGGACAGAGATAGCGGCGTAAAATTATGACTGCAACATATGTAAACAATTTAAGAATCGCAGAGCCGGGTAATGGCGATGCGAACTGGGGAACTACAACCAACGCTTCTTTAGAAATTATAGGAGAAGCTTTAGGTATTGGCTCTGAAGGCATAACTACTAACGCAAACACCCACACATCTACTGTGGCTGATGGAGCGTCAGACCAAGCAAGAGCGTTTCACCTTAAATATACAGGGACACTAGACTCAGCCTGCACCATAACTATTGCCCCGAACACAATGAAGCGGGTACAGATAATAGAAAATGCAACTTCAGGTGGGCATTCTATTATTATTAGTCAGGGCAGTGGTGCAAATGTCACCATCCTTAACGGTACTAAAAGGATTGTTTCTCTCGATGGTGCTGGGTCTGGAGCAGCGGTAGTAGACGTTACAGCAGCGGCTTTTGGCTCTCAAGCGTTCTATGTCCCCGCTGGAACTACAGGCAACAGACCAACAGGTGTGGCTGGCGCTTTTAGGTATAACTCTAGCACCAGCGAGTTTGAAGGATATACGTCCTCTTGGGGATCTATCGGAGGATCTGGAGCAACCAACGTATCACTGACAGAAGCTACAGGTAATGGCAGTACGACTGCCTTTACTTTATCCACAGCCCCCGGCACTGAGAACAACACACAAGTATATATAGATGGTGTCTATCAAGAGAAGGGTACTTACGCTGTAAGTGGCTCAACGCTTACTTTCTCTACCGCGCCTCCTAGTGGAACCAGCGTAGAGGTCACGGGGTTCACAGAGTCTTCGGTAGGAACTCCCGGTGATGGCACTGTAACTTTAGCTAAGATGGCTGCAAACAGCGTAGACAGCCCTCAGTACGTTGATGGAAGCATCGACACTGTTCACATAGCTAACAGTCAGATCACTGTTGGTAAAATGGCTGTAAACAGCGTAGATAGCGATCAGTACGTTGATGGAAGTATTGACACTGTTCACATAGCTGATGACCAAGTAACAGGCGCTAAACTCGCTAACAACATAGATATCGCGGGAACGCTTGATGTAACGGGGCTGCTTACAGCAGATGCTGGGGTAACCATAGTTGGTGCGCTTACCTTGGGCGGTACTGCTGTTACAAGCACAGCCGCAGAAATAAACTACCTTGATATAGCTACTCTAGGCTTAACCGCAGCATCCAAGGCAGTCACGGCAGATGCTAACGGTGTAGTTACGAATGACGGTGGAATTAGCGAAGAGTACACGGCTGTAACTTCAAGCTCTGCTGCTGTGTCTTTAAATCTAAGGCTAGGCAACCACTTTAGCCACGATCTTACAGAGAACACTACAGTTAGCTTTGCAAACCCCGCAGCCAGCGGCAAGGTTAGTGGAGCCACCCTACGAATAATTCAAGGAAGTACAGCAAGAACTATTACATGGAACAGCAGCATTAAATGGGCAGGGGATACTGCGCCAACCTTGTCAACGGGAGATAACGATGTGGATGTTTTTGTGTTTTACACCGTAGATGCTGGAACTAATTACTACGGATTTACTGCTGGGCAGGACATGTCCTAGTGAGCATTTTTACTAGCATACTAATGGCAGCTATTTCTGGCCCAAGCGTTAAAACAATTGCCAATTCAATTACGTGGAGTAACTCTACTGGAGAGGCTTTATCTAAACAGTTTAGCAGCGCATCAGACGATAATAGAATATATACCTACAGCATCTGGTACAAAGTTGGAGGGTTAAATCAGTTTATAATAATGGGGACTACTTCTAATGTCGGTAGCGGTAACTCTGCTGCTATCGTAAGTCTTTACCAGAATAAACTAACGACTGACTGTTACGATTACAACAGCGGCGGGACAAAAATGAATCTTACTACAACAGCAAATACCACCTTGTATGGTGTAAATGGTGCTTGGCATCATGTGCATATAGCGGTTGATTCAACACAATCAACTGCATCAAATAGAGTCAAGGTATATTTAGACGGGAC